TTAGTCAGCTCACTGGTACTGCTAGCGGCATTCATCCTCAACACAGTAGTTATTTCATTCGTCGTGTACGCTCTGATGCCAAAGATCCGCTTACTTCTTTCTTGAAGGACTCTGGGTTTCCTTGGGAACCTTGTGTCATGAAGCCTGAATCAACAGCTATCTTCTCCTTCCCAATGAAGACACCTGAAGGTGCTCGTCTGCGTGAAGACTTGAATGCTATTGAACACTTGGATCTGTGGCTGACATTCCAGCGCCATTGGTGTGAGCATAAACCATCTGTTACAATCTCAGTCAACGAGAATGAGTGGCCTAAGGTAGGAGCGTGGACATGGGAGAACTTCGATGAAATTACTGGCGTATCGTACTTACCGATGGACGGTGGAACTTATCGTCAGGCTCCCTATGAGTCCATTGATGAAGATACGTACTCTAAGCTTCTTGCTGAAATGCCGACTTCGATTGATTGGGAAAACATGAGGGAAGTGACGGATAACGTCGAAGGTGCTCAGATGCTTTCTTGTACGGCTTCTGGTGGATGTGAGATCTAAGCGTATGAAGACTATCATATACACTAAAGACAACTGTCCAGCGTGTGTGCAACTGAAGGCGAAGTTGACCTCGGAAGGGGTTGACTTTGTTGAGGTTCACTTAGGCAAGGATATGAGCATTGAAGCATTCAAAGAGAAGTTCCCTCTGGTGCGTTCAGTCCCTTACATGGAATACACAAAGGATACAACATGGTGGTTGATATATCATGGACAGGAGGTCTCGTAGTGGGGATTCTCCATACCGATGAAGCTATCGTAGAGGTAGACGAAGGTGAGTTTGAGATGGCTAACGCTGTCCTTATTCACCTAGGCTTCTTCACAATAGCTTTCATCTTTGTGTAAAGTTATGAGAGGCTATGTGGATTGCCCACCCCAAGTGATTAAGTTCATGCGGGACACCCCCTAGAGTGAGACATCAGTAGCCTCTCACCAGATACAGAAAAGCCCTCTTGTGAGGGCTTCTTTGTTTATGCTTTATGGTACTGTTCTTCAGTCAAGATACCGGGTTTGTATTTGTTCTCCGGACGGAAGATAGTTAGCTCTTGTTGTCTCATCTCAGGTGCGAAGGAAATGTGCATCCAACGACCAAACTCATGAATCATCTGATCGAACTTGATACCTGCTTTCTGTACTTCTTGGCACAGTTGCAGAGGAGTCAATTTAGAGCTAGATACGTCGATAGCCCAACCATCCATATGTGAAGAGATCTTAGAGCCTCCAACAGCCACATTAACAGCTGGTAGACGCAACCAAGAGTTAATCTTCAATGGCCCTGTAACAGCACGTAGTTGCTCCAACTTCTGAGCTGCAATCTTCATGTTCTCAAGTTGAACGGTAGAAGGTTGATTGTCGATTCCTTGACGTACAGCAGTTTCGCTGTAAGTAGCTTCTTCAAGCGTAAAGTGTTCACTCAGATTCATTGTCGTCACCTGCTTTAATGTTAATACCTGTAATCAGACCAATAAAACCACCAACGATAGTTTGGAAGGCAGGGCCAATGATTGTGAAGATTGCTTCATCGTCAACTTGAGGATCGAGAAGAGCGATAATAAACATGACCATCATTACGATGACCACCATGACTAATGAACCAGCCGCTGTAACGACCACTGTATCTTTTAATTTCATTTTTTATTAGCTACCTTATCAGCTAGTTTTTCCATTGTCCGACCACCGAAGTAGAAAGACATCACGAGCATTCCCCACTGACCTAGAAGCTCAACATACGCACCTCTAGTCTCATAATTGAAAATAGAGGCAATAGCAAAGCCACTATAGGCCAGCAAGAGGAATATCAACACCATTGGACGGATGTTCTTAGACAACCAAGAGTCAGAGGACATATCAGCCTTCATGCGCTCAGTGAGGTTAGTCTGTTCAATCTCATATTCTTTACAGTCAATCTCTTTGAGCTTAGCTGCTAACTCGGGATTGTCTTTAAGAGCTTGAGTAACTGCACTAGGGGTAGCTTCAACGCCTAACTTAGCAGCGATAGCGTTCATAGCCATTCCACCTAGAGGCCCACCAACGGCAGTAGCTAAGGCAGGTGCAGCTCCTTTGAGCATATTCAGTAGTTCATTCATATTCTCTTACACGCCTCAACAGCGTCCTTTACAATAATGTATAAATAGAGTTCAAAAGGTAATATTAAAAAGAACAACAATGTAAGCAACACTAGGAAGCTTATATACGCTGTCTCGCTAGAAGAATTGCTGCTATTAGTCCCCATGTTTCCATCACTATTAGAGCCATTACTACGACCCATGCTATCCGTTTGCGTATCTTGTTAACTAATCTAGTTTTTCTTAATACTTCTTCTTTTCTGTTCTTTATAGTCAACAAGTGAGTAATTTCTTGCTTCTCTTGCACTATTCCGAACATCTCAATCACATCGGTATAGAGAGCACCTAACTCAGGAGGACTCTGATATATCATTACCTCTCTGATCTCCTTCTGAGCCTTCTCCATCTCCTTCTTAGCAACTACTAAGTCTAGGGACACATCTAGTAACTCATCAGGCTCAATGTACTCAGTGTCTATCCTCAACTGTTGCTGAGCTATCCTCTTGTCAATAGCTATCATCGCTTTGAAGAAGACCTTAAGGTTCTTAATCAGCTCTTGCTTTATGTCCTGTTCACTATAGGAGTCCCTAGTAGTGGCTTTAGGAGCTTTCTTTGTCTCAGCTGCCTTAGGTGTCTCAGCTGGAGTAGTTGCTATCTTCTTTATGTCAGGAGGTTTACTAGCCTCATAACCTGCGGAGAATAACTTAGACTTGATGAACTCCCACAGGCCTAGGACTTCCTCGACTTGCTCCTTAGCTTCATCGAAGGTTTCCTTAGCCTGTAGGACTACACCTTTATACTCTTTGTATAACTCACATCCCTGCTGGATAGCCTCAACAGCCTTGAGAGCACCAGCAAGGAGGATTAGAGGCATTACTGTTCGTTAGGCTTAGGAGGTACTAGACCTGATGTGAACAGCCCACGATAAGCTAAGTTAGGCTGATTCGGTAAGCCTTGTCCAGAAGCAATCAAATTAGCTGCTTGTTGTGCGGCACGGCGACGAAGGACACTTTGGACAGTATCAGCTGCGTAACCTGTACCAGCTAAGCCAGCAGCTCCGGCAGGACTTTGCAGCGCAGCAGCACCATAAGCGGCAGCAGACAACTTAGAACGAGCAGGGTTAAACTGAGCAGCAAAGCTCAACAGAGGATCAAGACTACCGCCTTTAATGACAGACTTAATAATATTTTGTTCTTGATCTGAGAAAAGACCCATCTTATTCTTATTGGCTGCGATGTTTACAAAGCCTCGACGGATCAGTTCACTCTCAGACGCATTAGGCATCTCTTTCTTGATCTCAGCTACGTTAAGAGCGTCTTCTAAGACCTGAGCACGGGAGGCATTACGCCAATCCTTACGAGCATCCATAACACTCTTAACAGCTGTATCTAGTTCACCTTTACCAGCAATAAGGTCTTTTCCGTTGAGTTTAGAAATATAGTTATCAATATTGTCAACAACAATACTTCCTAAACGACCAACATCTTTGTCTTTATTGCCTTTGAGATCATTACCAATCTGACGGAGCTTTTCAAGTTTAGTAAACGACACACGTTCAGTACCAATAATCTTTTCCATCTGGTCTAGACTAGCGTTGACAGTCTTTGCTTGATCTGTTCCGGGGATCATTCGTGCATCATCAAGATTTTGACGAACGTTAGACAACATATCCAATGTGCTTTGTGGTTTAATAGCTACACCGCTATCGTCCATCACTTTGTATGCTTTAGCTGCACGTTGTTTAACCTCATCCATTGTATAGATAGGTTTATTTTCTTTAATCGCAGCACCGATAGCACGACCAGAAGCTCCAGCTGACAGCGTACCTGCACCCAAAGCAGCAATTGTGGCTGCTAGATCGCTACCTGTGTAGTCTTTGATGACTTCAGCAGTGGGTTGAGACACCAAACCAGCTACTCCTGATACAGGAATTTGACGAGCTAAATCAGAAGCCAAGGCAGGAATACTAGGAGCCATCTTAGCCAAAGAACCTGTTCCCATCATTGCTTGAGCGCCAGCTTGTACAGCACGTTCACCCATTGTTTCTGGTTCAGGAACACCTGCTTTAGTCAATGTTTGACTTTGAGCTTGTGCAAAACTAGGAATACGGCTTTCAGAACCTACAAGACCAGCACCAAGGTTATATAAGCCTCGTCCAGCCTCTAAAACAGCCGTAGCAGGGGTTGTAAAACCCTCAAGAGCGGCCCGACCTGTTAAACCCACCTGACGAGCTAGTTCTTGACCTACACTACGTTGTTGCTGAGGCTGCTCTGTCTGAGGTGTAGGCTGTGTCTTACCTGACAAGATATTTCCGATCTCATCATCACTCATGGAATCAGGAAAGGCAACGACATTGTTACCTACCTGTACTAATTTTTCAGCCATTAGAGAGCCTCCACACGACCTGTTGCTGGATTATAACGATGGGTTGCTTTAGGAGCTGTAGGCTCTGGTTGAAGTTGTGGATTAGCGCCAGACATGGAACTCTTCTTAGGAGCAATATCTGATGCACTTAATCCGGGAATAGCCGGAACACCTGAGGATGTCAGTGTTGTTCGTTTAGCTTCCAAAGCTTTCTTTGTGCCTGCTAGTGTCTTAGCCAGATCATCAAAAGCAGATGTGAGAAGGTCTTTGTTTTTCCAAGTATCCTCATCAGCAATCTGATCTTTAGCACGTTGAGCGTCACCCTCAGTTTGCGTACCTTTAGCAAGTAACAGCAAGTTATTCGCTTGAGCACGTACTTCACGTTGAAGTTGTTTAAACTCTTTAGTATCCGCTGTAGGTTTACCTAAGAACCCTGAAACACCTCGTTCTACGTTCTGATACAGACCTAAATTAAGATTCTGAATCTTAGGTGTCAATTCAGTGATCTTATTAACCGAAGTATCTAAAGCTGTCATCTGCTCGTCTACATTACCTACTTCCTTTTTAATTGTGGAAGATAGTTTTGTAGCTGGAGTAGTTGATACTGTAGATCCTACGCCTCCACCTGCTTGTGGCTTAGCTGTTTTACCAACCAAAGAAGCAATATTTGGAGCTGAAGACACTAAGTCAATAGGTTCAATTGTTGTAATTTCACCTGTTTCAGAATCACGGAATACTTTAGGTTTATTTTCTTGACCAACTAACCAACGCACACGAGCTTCTTCTTCAGGAGTTAACCCTTCTCCTTTAGCTAGTTTAATTTCAGCATTGGCAATCATTTCACGATTACGTTCTGAAACTGTAGTAGCTCCAGCAGTTCGTAAAGCTTTTTCAGCTTGAGCGCCTTTTAAGGTTGTTTCAGATTCTGTCTTAGCAATCTCACGAGCTTTATCCATAGCCTGAGAAGCCTCAGCAGCGAAACCAGCATTACGAAGTTTCTGAGCGAACTGAGTCATACCTTCAGAAGTATTCTCTACTCCTTGAGACAAAGCACGAAGAGTAGACATGCGCTTGATAGCTGGATCAGTAATGTCAACACCCATCGCCTGAGCTAGACCTTGACCTAAGCCAGCACCTGCTTTGTAACCCATGACACCTAATTGCTGTGATGGAGTCAACTGAGCAAACTGTTGAGCACGTTGGTTAAGAAGCTGTTGTTGCATCTCTTCAGGCAACATAGTGCCTCCGAAAAGAGCTTGTAAGTTATCTTGTGTAGCCATTGTTATCCTCTTAATAGAACAGAGATAGATCAGAACCTGTAGCTGTATTAGTAATACCTTGTGTTGTAGGCGTACTAGACCATGACTTCAACAAAGCATTCACAGCATCAGTACCACCGGCAATAGCGCCTGTCAAAGCAGCATTCTGAGCGTTAATACCTGTCTGCTGTGTCCCTGCGGCTGATTGAGCAGCATTATTCAAGATAGAAGCAACTTGAGAACCTGCTGTAGCTTGTTTAGCACCCAAAGCAGAGGAGATGTCCAAAGCATTAGAACCTAGAGCTTCAGTAGTTCCAGCAGCGCCCAAGGCAGTTGTGTATGGAGCCAACGCAGCAGATTGGAGGCCATAACCTGTATTAGCGAGACCTAAACCACCTGTCATCAAACCTTGACCGAATGTAGTCTGTGCTTGACCTTGTTGTTGAGCCTGAGCAGCCAATCCAGCATTAGTAGCAGCCAAGGAGTTATAGTAAGCAGCCAATTGAGGATTAGTTGCTGCTAAGCCTTGACCACCTTGTGTATAACCTTGATTAGTTGCACCTACAGCTAGACCACCACGACCTTGTTGGAACTGTTGGTTCTGAATCTGAGCGAGTTGTTGTTCTTGACCGGGAGCCAAGAGTTGTTGCTGTTGACCCATCCATTGCTGAGCAGCTGCTTGAGGAGACTGAGCAACGTATTGCTGACCCAAGTTAAATAGGTTCTGAGCACCGCCAATGGCTTGTTGTTGAAGACCTTGAGCAGCGCCTGCGTTAGCTAAGTTCTGACCTGCATAACCAAGCAACCCTTCACGCATTGCAGCGATGTCAGGAGCAACTTGGTAACCAGCACCGATGAGGTTACCATTCTGGTCATATTGGAAACCAGATGTACCAAAACGTGATGTAACACCTACAGGACGGAACTGAGCATTATTAGCTGCTTGTTGTCCTAATGCGAGCTGCTGTTGAGCTAAGGAGTTCTGAGAACCTGAGACAGCATTAGCTGCACCGAGAGCACCTAACGCAGAAATCCCACCAGTTAAAAGACCTGTGTAATCTGTTGTTGTTGTATCCGTAGCCATATTAGTATGTGCCTCCATCGACTGTAGCTGTAAATGTTCCTGAAACAGATAAGTTCACAGCTGTAGCGTTACCTGTCAATGTTGAATTATTAGTCTCGGCTTTACTAGCGATAGCTGAGGCAATATTATCGTATTCAGTGTTAATCTCAGTACCTTTGATAATCTTAGAAGGATTACCTGAGTTAAGAGCATCTTTGGCAGCAAAGTTAGTGCTTTTGGTATAGTTAGACATATTACTGTGTTCTTCCTGCTTTTACGTATACATCGAGTTTCTGGATTGAAATAGACTTATTATTAACTGTAGTTTCAAAACCTAGTTGCAATACTCGACCTGTACCGCCTACATTAATAATCTTATTGTCGAAAGCTGATCCACCATATTCACCGATGTTATATTCAGCAATATTGTATTCAGCTACTGAAGCGTTAGCTAAGTTGAAGTTACGACTATTCAAGATGTCACTGAAGTCGAAACCAAAGCGCATAACGACAGGATAACCCCCACCACCAATGACAGTAACTCCAACCTTCTTCAAGATCTTCAAAGTAGTTGGTTGTCCAAAGTCAAAGTAGTTGGTGTAATACTTCAAAAGATAAGTACTACCATTGTCTTGATAACCAGTGTAAGTACCGACATAACCAGCCTTACCTAAAAGCAACGTCTTAGATCGTGTGTACTTCATAGCGTAAGGAATGAAACCATCCCACGTCGTCACACGAGATGCACCATTTTGGAGCGCACCACGCATATCGAAACAGTA